TCTCTTGCATGTAGATTGTGTTCACATAATTTATTCATCCAGATTCTCTCTTCGAGAGTGACTTCAACTCCATCTGTAGTCAACATACGACAACAGATGTCAGTAAGTTCTAGTCTATACTTAGTGCTTAACATATCAAATATTCTGTATAAGGGTTTTGACAAATCTATATGTGGATAGTCCAGAAATGCCTGATTCAGGAGTCAAACTGACCACTACGTTTGTACTAACAACAGCAGCAGAGATTGATACTTGTTGTTCAGGTGAGTACATAATGCCATACTCTTGAGAGTATGCTGTGGTTCCATCATGCATTACGAGTACTTTCTGTGATTGTCTGTATGTTCCTAGTCCAATCATGACTGTGTACTCTCCACCAGAGTAACTTGCCATTGGAATGGAGTCTATATTAACTGGAGTGCCAGGAGATGCAGTATAGGTTCCGAATCCAGTGGTTGAAATTGATCCACCGCCACCACCTGTTGCAGAGATTGTAACAGTTGCACCAGCACCAGAAGCAGTTGCTGTAACACCAGTTCCAACAAAGTTGATGAATGTTACACCAGAACCAACGACGGTTCCTTCTTCCTTGATGATAATACCAGAAGCAGCAGTGATGTTACTTAATCCAGAACCATCACCGATGAACTTGGTTGCAGTAACAACGCCAGTGATAATTAAACCACCAGAAGATGTTTGTAGTTTGGTTGATCCACCCCAGTTGAGTGACAATCCAGAATCACAATCAAGTATAAGTGCGCCTGTTCCTGTGTCTTTGATGTGGGAATTATTTCCGTCATGGAAGATGGTTAGATCTTCGTCAGCTCCGAAGAATAATTTCTTGTTATCAGGAACAAATACTGAACCACCTATGGTTACATTACCAGTTAGAGTGGATAGTCCAGAGACATTTAGTTGAGTTGCAACTAGATCATTGAAGGTAGATGTTCCTGTGGTACTGATACCATCAATGCCTCCACTACCTGCAGCACCTGTAACAGTAACTACACCAGCAGATGCAGCTGATACTGATAGGTTTGAACCAAAGTCAATAGTACCAATGGTTCCTACCAAAGTACCACTGTCTTTAATGATGATACCTGTACCAGATGCAGTAACACCTGTTAATCCTGATCCATCTCCAACGAATGATGTTGCAGTTACTACACCAGCAGAACTTACATTTGAAGCAGTTAGTTGTGCAACTGTGACGTTTGGTGTCCCAGTTAATCCTTCTGCTACGGTTGCGATACCTGCTGTGTTTGCATAACCAGTAGCAACACTTAGGTTGGTTAGGTTTGATCCATCTCCATATAGAGTAGTCGCAGTAAGAACACCAACTCTATAGTATTCTGTTCCAGTTCCAACTGTATTGTCAAGATTATGACTTGCTAATTTGATCCAACTACCAGCATGTGCGAAGTAAGCACTCTCTGTATCATGTACATGAGCAAACTGTCCGTGAACATTTGATGCTGAAGGTAGTGATGAGTATGCAGACCATAGGTGAGGTAGTATGTTATCTGTTGCAGTTCCATCTAAACGACCAGATAGACCAAAGTTACCTACAACTTTTAGTTTATAGTCTGCTGTGGTAGTACCAATACCAACGTTACCTAGTGTGTTGATACCAGTTGCATTTTGTCTCCAAATACTATCAGTAGATGGTAGGTTAGTAAGTCCAGAACCATCACCAGCAAATTTAGATGCAGTTATGACACCTACAGTAAAGTAGTTACCATACATGTCTTGGTGAAGGATCTGTCTCCAACCACTTTCACCACCCATTGTGGTTCCGCATGATACATATGCCCTGCCAGGGTTGTTGGAGAAGGCAAACATACCTCTCCAAGAAGGTGCAGAAGGCATGTCACCCAATGCGTCAAAGTCGAAACGCATTTTACTTCCTTGGCCAGGGAAGGTTACAATACCAATTGCAGAATTGATATTGTCAATAGTAATAGAGGGAGTTCCAGTTAAGTTCTGTGCGTTGCTTGCTATTCCAGCAGTGGTTGCATAACCAGCTAGGGTTGATAGTCCAGCAGTAGGAGCGTAAGTAGATACTCCAGCAAGGAAGGCATACTGTGTGAATCCTGATTCGGTTGCAACACCAGATGCACCTGCATATGTTACGATACCTGCCTGAGTTGCGAAGTTGGCATTGTAGGCTAACGTTGCTGTGTTTGCAAATCCAGCAGTGGTTGCGACTGTAGCAACACCAGCACTGACTGCATAGTTAGATGATGTTGAGATACCAGCAGTCCAAGCAAATCCAACTGTATCTGCAGCAGAAACTGTTACATTTCCGCCAAAGGCACTTACAACATCTAAGTTTCTATCTAAGTTAATACTTTGTGCAACACCAATTAGTGTTCCACTATCTTTTATGACTACACCCTGACCTACTGCTGTAACACCCGTTAATCCTGATCCATCTCCAACAAATGTTCCAGTAGTAATACCTGTTAGTTGAACATTACCTGATACATACAGAGCTGCGGTGGGAAGAGTTGTTCCTATGCCGACGTTCTTACTGGTTACGATTCCTGTCTCTGCAGCCTTTGTCCAAGTACCTCCACTACCTGCACTAACACTGAGGTTTGTTCCGTCACCGAAAGTGTTATATATTTCTGTAAAATTAGCGTTTACCTTAACAGCACCTGATGCGAGAGAGTCTCCAAGACCATCATTAGGTGTGAATCCAGTAAATATTCCCTGACGAGCCATGAAGCTTCCTTATATAGAGTCCCTGTCTTCTATTTATTGATATAATAAATACGTATGATGGAAAGTCTCTCTGTTTTTAAAATGGACAATAACATTAAACCTGATTATGCTGGCGCATATGCCAAAATATATGAGAAAGCAACTCCCGAATCTGGTACTGGAAAGTACTATAAGGAGGGTAAGCCTACTGCACAACAACTGAAGGCGAGAGAGAAGTACTCCAAGATAAAGGATCTTACCAACAAAGGTAAGCATAAGGAAGCTAGTGCTTTATATAATGAGGGTGCTAAGGCCAAGTATGACAATACAAAGTCACCTGATTATGCAAAGAAGAAAGCTGCTCTTGCTAAAAAGCATGGTGGATACGACAAGATCAAAGGACATCCTCAGTATGAAGAGGTTGGAAGGTACAGAAAGTGGTACGAAGAGTACAAGGCAGAATTGAATGAAGGTCATGTAAAAAAGTTTGAGGCCTGGGTCAACCAACTCGTAGAGGAAGGTTATGACATTGAAAGATGGGCCGAAAACATTGATGAATTAGTTCAGACTTATATTAATGAGAATAGTCTTCACGATTCTAAGGAATCAGTTTATGATGCACTTGAACTATATCAATTTTATGACGAGTTAGACGAGGAACTTCTACAGATTGTAGAAGATAATCTCGGAGAGAAGACTGAAGATGAGATCTTAGATCTTATGGAGTCTGGTTGGCATCGTCGTAATCCTGGCAAGAAACATCCATTAGAGTCTGGTTCATCTAAAGTTACACCAAGACCCGTAAGTGATGCAGAGAAAAAGTCTACTGACAAGTCTGATAGAATGTATGTTGCAATGAGGAGAGTGAAGGATAGACAACAGAATTATAGTAAAGACAAATCCGATGCTGCTGATAGACTTCATGGTGAATATACTTCCAGACAATCCAAAATAAAGAAAGGTGCGTCTCCAAAAGAGGCAGCAGCACAAAGTCATGGTTCATTTGGTAGTAAGGGATTCGCTATTAAGAGAGGTGGTCGTAAAGGAAAGGCGCCTGGAACTGATAGAGGGACAGGTAACAAGGCTGCAAGAAGATCTGGAAAAGAAGTAAAGGATACCCGTAAGTCATGATGAACTACCAAGAGTTCCAAGAGGCAACTCGCCTCAAGAAAGAGAAGGGTTACGACAAGGGTGGTACTAAGAAACCATCTGGTAAACCAACAGCAATGTCTGTAGTTCTTGATAAGATCAGGAAAGAATATGGTCATGGTGCTGTAGTTGGTCAAGGTGGTAGTAGACAACAGAAGAAAGTGAAGGGTGCCAAGTCTGATGCTGGTACTGGAAAGTACAAGAAGGCAGCAGACAACAAGAAAGCTTACGCTGATAAGGCGAAGAAAGCTGGATTTAAATCCACTCAAGATTACACTAATACCATGGCACGGTATGGTGGTGAAGACAACTACAAGAAGGGGCGAGGTCTTGGAACTTAATGAAAAATCTGTCTCAAGAAAACAACAAAGACTCTTCGGGATGGTTAGAGCGGCTCAGAAAGGGGAACTGGAAAACCCCTCGCCTGAGGTTTCCAAAATTGCTTCCACCGTTAGCAAATCCGACGTAAAAAAAATGGCATCAACAAAACATAAAGGTCTTCCTGAAAAGAAGCCTGCTGAAGTGAACGAAACAACTTCACTAGTCTCAGTACTACACAAACTTAAAGAAGAGGGATACCCAGCAAGAAGGGAGGGCCCTCAAAAAGGATTAGGAACTGGATTGTGTCCTGTGTGTGGCCAGTTTGGTTGTACAAAAGATCATGATGCAGAGAAAGAAGAACAGGTAGATGAAGCAAAGGTAGATACTGGAACTCCTGAAGAGAAGGAGAAGGCAAGGAACGTTCGTAAGTTTGGTGTCAGTCATAACGTTGCTGGTCACGGTAAACTAAGGAGAGCACTCCATAGATCAAACCGTGGAGATAAAAAGATCAAAGGTGATAAGTCACAGTATGTTGA